TATACTTCTTTTTCTTCACCAATAGCGGAAGGCCCAGCCCTATCTGAGGTAGTCTTATTAGCAACCATAGTCCAGCCTTCATCATGGACTACACTATTCGCTACATACTCGCCTGGAGACCATACATTCAACCAGCGCATCTTTCCATCAAGAGTCTCACGAAGTTGTTCCCCGCCTGACTCCCCTATTGCTTCAATAGGATGCTGATTAATAATATCCCTGTTAGAAAGAGTAGTATGGTCTGTTTGTAAGCCTCCTGCACTAGAAGCACTGCCTCCAGTTTGGGATACAATCCAGGCTGTAGTGATATCATCGAAATCACTAGCGCCAGAACTTACACAAATATATCCCAAGAAATAGGCTTCTTGTAATACATCAGGGAAAGTAGTATTTGTAGAATCTAGCTGAAGATTACTCTTAGCTATTTGTGCAGTACTATAAACATTCTGGCCATACAGCAGCACAAACTTACGAGTGGCATCCCCAAGGCCAATAGAGTACAATCGATGTATTGTAGCATTATTAGCAGTTAGGTTTGTTAAAGTATCACCTGTAGGATTGTAGGCTTTCGGAATATTATCTACGCCTGCGCCAAGTAATCCAGTCTGCGTCATTGGTAATACGTTAATTGGCAGAATATCCGAACCTTGCTGAGCAACGTTCAAGATATTAGGATTAGTCTTGTCGTTGTACCAGTTCAGCCCAGGGTAGAATACTGTGCCTGATTCAGTCCATACTTGTAGCTGTCCAGTAACAGGGAATACATTAGAGCCAGTAACTTTAATAGAAGCTCTCAAACTATCGTATGTATCAGTAGCAGTCTGTTTAATTACAGAAGGAGAGTTTCTAACTTCTGTGATTGTACTATTAACAAAATAGACAACCCCAAGGAAGATATTAGTACGAAACTCAGATAAAGATACTGGTCCTGATATCTGAAGAATATTACCTGCTTCAGTAATAAAGATTCGAGTTGCCCCAAAAGACTTTCCGCCAAAGTCTAATGACTCATTAAGTTTCTCTGTCCAGGTAACATCTACAATAGTAGAATTGCTAGGATCAGTGTAGCTATCTACAATCTTACCAGTACCTGCAGTTACATTAAACTGCGCACCAGCCCCGGATAAGAATCCTCCGCTGATGATGCCTGATACACTAGACACACGTTCTTCAATAGAAGTAGCGTGGTCTATGAGAGCATTCTGTAAGACAGTCTCATCAGTAATCGGATCAAGCGATGGATCATAAGTCAGTGTGCCAGTAGTAGTTTCGTGCGGATTGTTAAGATCAGCAATGTGATCGAGAAGTAATTGGAGAGCATCTGAATTAAAAGTACAAGAGATAACCGCATCCCCTTTCAAAGACAAAGGAGAAGGATTATTTGTAAACAGTATTCCATTTGACAGAACAGCACTTATCTGGGTTCTTTGAATCGTTTTAACACCATCAAAGATACCTATACCAACTTCTCTATCACCGCCTTCTTGAATAGCATACCATACTTCACCAGCAGGGATTTGGCTAGCAAAAGAAGTATATCCAACAAGCGGGCCTGTTAGTTCGAGATTGCCCTGCCCAATGGTAGAGCAATTTTCGTAAATCCAATCACCGACAGCTGCCATTATTCAACCCTCACCTGTAAAGCTGTTCCAGACCATCTTGAGCTAAAGTCATCATCTTGCAACTCATTTAGGCCCATAAGAAATCTCTCATCCCAAAGAACCTTTGCTTCAGCATCTTTTGCAAAAGAGCTAATTTCCACCATGAGCCCAAATAAGTAAATATCTGGATAATTTATTGAGACCCAGTTTTCAGGCTGTACAGTTGCATTTAAAGGAGGAACACGTCTGTAGTATATGATCTCAATCACTTCTCCGCTGGGCCTTCTTGGGCGAATTTGAAGCTGCCCTGCAACAATAGTGTAATAAACACCAGCGGAGTTTTCATTGACATTATTTAGCTGCTCTGGATTCAAATATTTAAGAGTAGTTCTTCCAGTAGCAGTAGTTGAACTTTTAACTTCTATATCTCTCAACCCAGCAAAATCATTCGGCAAAGTATAATACTCTTTGTCATCTGAAGTTTGCACATAAGATCGCACAGACATTTCCTGAACTTTCAACTTACGATTTATACGAGACTCAACAACCCGCAAGAAGTCGTCCATACGGTCAGCTACTTCCAAATCATTTCGATCAGAATAGCTTAACGCCAGATTAACTACTTCAGTATAGTTCATGGGTTATTTACCTTGTAAACTATGTAATTTCCTACGGTCTTAATTCCGCTTGGGTTTTGAACCGTAGCAGGTTTAGTCTGAGTCTTATTAACCATAGGCCCAAGTAAACCACGTGCTCTGTGCATAATGAAAGTTCTCATAACTTGTTCCTCACTAAACAGGGCTTACCTTTTTCAGAATTAAGAAACCTGAATAGTTCTTTAGAAGCAAAATCAGGGTCTTTATTATTCAAATCGTATCCATTCCTGTTAGCCCATATTAATAGGTTCTCAGGAATACATGCGACCATCCGTCCCCAAGTGGAACCAGATTGAGCACCTAAGTCCTGGATGCAACCCTCGTTCTTACGAAGTTCGGAATTGCGCTCCAGGATTAGGTTCTCAGTTGGCTGAGTGATTTTATGGATGATACGATCACCTTCCATAATAATATCGCTACGTAACACCCAATCACTCATGACTTACACCTTTTCGATATATCTACTGTACACAGACAACTCAGCCATAGTTGCTGTACCGGTTTTATCAGGTTCGATTTTTCCACAAGCCAGACACAGAGTCTTATTTGTAAGATTACGAACCTTAACTTTATCGGAAGACTTTGCTGATTTAGTTTCTTCCTTTGCTTCCTTTTTAACTTCAGCCATGTTAAGCTCCTTATGCAACTACAGCAGCCGTTGGATCGATGTCACCGATAATGGCATGAGCCTTTTCAGTGTGAACGATCAGCGACCAGTCAACAGACATTTGACGGTTATTGGCCAGACCAGTCTTAGCCAATTCGTCAGTCTGATATCCTTGCAGATAGCACATAGACAGATACTGAGGATCCAGAATGAATACATCAGCTACGTCATCCGTACCGCCAGAGTCTTTGTATTTCTGCTGGATACGGTTAGGCACCAGAGTCAGAGTACCAAAGTCTGTTACAAATACGTTAGCAGAACCCAACGCAGTTGCTTGCTCACGGCTCTTACCCTGATCGCTGTACAGCGTTGCTACACGAGCAGACGCAGTAAACAGGTACTCAGAGAACTTACGGATGACGCTAGGAATAGACATCATCTTAGTAGGATCGCCGCCTTCATTGTATACAGACTCTACAGCGTCACGAACTACTGTCTCAGACAGAGCTTGCTTAACGCCAGGAGTACGTGCAACAGTCAGGCCAGTACCAGAGTTATACCCACCAGCAGTTCCGTTGAAGTGAGAAGTAACCAGCCAAGAAGGAAGGCCACCAACTTTACCAGCAACTGAATCGCCATCATCCGCTACAGATGCCTGGTTCAACAGAGAGATCGCTTCAACATCCCGCTTCAATTCCTGCTGGCGACGCATAAGCTGATAAGCAAGCTCTTTAGCACGACCAATAGTATCTGAAGCATCTGCTCGATATGATACCTTAACAACCTTATCAGAAATCTGATGGTGGTTACCAACACGGGCACCAGTCTTGGTATCATTACCTGCAGCATCCGAACCATCAACTACAGCATTCGTAGTATCAGGCGGAGCCAGTTCATCGGTTGTCCATTCCTTGTACTCATTCTTGGCACTAGCTGTACCAATCATATCAGTAAAAGGCAACGGAATTTTTGAAATATCCCAAATCTTATCCATTACATCTTCACGGATAAGACCACCAAAAGCTACCCCTTTGAGGTCAGCTGAATCAAGATTTGCAGTAGACATAATTAACCACCTGTAAGAAGAAGTGCCACTGCATCTGCTTGGGCATCACGTCTGTTTGACCCTTTAGCAGACTTAGCAGCTTTAACTAATTTATCCAATTTTGACACACTTTTCTTAGCTGTGCCTGAGCTCTTTTGAAACTTAGGAACTGGCTTCTTAACTTTCTTTTCAGCAACCTTAACGCCATCATTGAACTTCTTAGCATCTTTGATTAGCTCAATAAGCCGAGCATCCCGAACTTGGTTAAAGTCGTTATCAGTAAAACCATAACGATTCCCAAGAAAGGTTTTCAACTCAGTCATATCCTTGGTGAATACCTCTGGATTAGACCAAGATGGGTTTTTATCTAGCATCAGCTTACGTTGCTCTTCAACGAATGCTTTTGCTTGCTCAGCTTGCTTAATAGCTTCTTGTTGATTAAGCTGTTCCTTTTCCGCTTGAACCGCCTGTAATGCTTGTTGGTACTCCTGCGCACGAACAGCATAATCCTGTTTTAGTGCAGCATATTCAGCTGGATCTTCTCTGCGTAAAGCATCCCAATCAACGCTATTGAACTCTTCCACTAATTTGTTCGACAGATAGTTAGTTACAAGGTCTGCTTGTTCAAGTTTAGTCTTGAATTCAGTTCTTGCAGTTTCTGCCTCAGCTTCAAAAGCCTTACGCTCTTCAGCCAACGCTTGGCCTCGTTGCGTAATAGCTTTATTCGTCTGATAACCAGCAATAATATCTTTCAGCGGAACAGGCTCGACTACACCATCGACTTTGGTGACAATCGCTTTTGGATTGCCATCCTCATCATAGTCAATCTGGCCTTCTTCCAAACCAAGGACTCCTTCCCAAGAAAGGTCACCCTCTTCAGTATCATCACTGGACTCTTCATCGGACTCTTCTTCGGTGGATTCTTCAGATAGAGTTTCCTCGTCGTCAGAATCTGTTGATTCGTCCTGTTCATCAGAGACATTTTGAACCTCTGATTCTTCTTCAGCACCACCAACCAAAAGGTCTGCAATTTGGCTGGCCTGCTCGTCTTGACCAAGGGCCTGTGGCTTGCTTGATTCATTATCCATTTTGAGTTTCCTCTAATTGTTTAAGTTGCTTAGACGCAATTTCTCCCGTGGTAATCACTGAGAGAATTTCTTCTTCCAAACTCTTGATTGCCCCAAGAGTTATACGAAGATTTACAATGTCTGTAGACTTGTTGAACGGGTCAAGGTCTTCAAACATCTGGAATATGCTTTCTTTGCGCTCAGCAATAAAACTTTTGATGAACTTATTATAAGCCACTCTGGCATTACGGCCTTTTTCTGCTTCTTTGCCTAGACGTACTTTAAGCTCATCCTTATTCATTTACAGCACCTTTATTCTCAACAAAGTTTTCATTCTCATCTGTCTTAGAAGTTGCCTCAATACGAGTAAGCTCAAGAGCAGTAGCTTGGTCTTGCTGGTAATATTTGAACTCAAGCTCTTTATCCTTTTGGATACCCTGGACTATTGCTCTGTTTTCCTCAAGCTCTTGCTTCATAGCAGAAATTTGAGCTTCATATTGCTGCTTCATATGAGTAAGCTGATTCTTCGTAGTTTCCACTTCTGCTTTGGTCTGAGCATTAGCCAGCTGAGCATTAGCCTTCTGTACTTCAGCCTCAGCGAGCTTGGCTTGCATCTGAGCCATAACCATTTGCATCTGCTCTTCCTTCTGCTGAGCAGCTTGCTGGCTTTGAGATACTTGCTGCTTATTCTGCTGTCCATCTGGACTATCAGGATCAAGAAAGTATTTCGATGCTCCGTTGAGGCCGGCAAACTTACAAAGATCATCCAATGCTTTAAATACCTGGCCCTCAGTAACCAAAGACTGCCCTGGTTGCTGAATAATCCGCTCCTGAATCTGAATAATCTGACCTACTGTATTAATCTGTTGATTACGGTCGCCAGTACCTGTACCAACACGAACAGTACACGTAGTTCGATCAGGCCATTCAGAAGGCATTATCTGCTGCCACACTCCACGGAACTTAAAGTCAACCACAGAGTCAACATGCTTAATGCTAAGATCACGCAACTTAAAGCAAAGAGGCTTAATACCAGTTTCCGCTATGACTCGAATAATGAGGCCAACCAATGCTTCCTTGGCATTCATCAAACGGTCTACGCCTTCGCTTCCTACTCTATCTCCAATGTTCTGAGGAGTAGCAGGGCCATCAGGATCAACACCCACTCGACCAGATCGTACTCTATCCAAATACTCCATCATTGTATAGGCTTCTTGGCCTATCTGTGGAGTAATCAGCGGAGTCACTGCATCTGGCCGTTTAGCTCGTACCATACCGCCTGGACGACTAATAAGCATATCGTCCATATTAACCTGATTCTCAATAACTATATGACGTTGGTTATTCTGCAAATACAGGTTATCCAACATATTACGCCAAAGAGCAGTTTTCTGATCTTGTAACTGTTTCAAGCGATCAGTAATAGACAATCCTTGAAACTTATGAGACATTAAGAAAGTTGTAGTGGATACCCAAGGCATGCACTCGATTTCTTCAACGCTCAAAATATCAGTAGGAGTATCTCCACCTGCTACTGTAATCTTCATCAACTTAGCAATGCCGGTTTCATCAATATCTATCTTCATGAAACACTCGGCAACTTCTATTTCCCGCTGCGATTCATCTTCTGAATCTGATGAGTCATAAAAGACGGAGCCTTCCTGAAGATTGAAACGATATTCGCGTTCATAATATGTACAGCCTTCAGGGAGCTCCTTGGTCTCATCAAAAGAAATCCCATACTCTTCAATAATGTCAGATACTGTCTTCATTGTTACATGAGCAGTAAATCGAGCATTTTCGAGAGATATAGAATTATGACGAGCATTCACCCGAAACTCTTCAGGTGGTACAGGGTCAACATAAATCTTACCACGGATACGAGATACACCTACTCTTACATCATATAGGATAACTGGCTTTTGTAGTTCTTCTTCTAGCCCCATAATCGCTTGTTGCATTTGAGGATTAGGAGGTTGACCTGGTTGCATCTGTTGCATTACTTGCTGCAATTGGGCTTGAATGCTTTCCTGCTTAACTCTCGTCTGATTCTCATCTATATACTCAGACTGTTCAACAAGCTCAACACCTTCTTGGCTAAGCAGATATGTAAGTTGCTCTTCAGTAATACCTGTATATTCAACTGACTTTGTCTCAGTCTTTTCAGAATAATATACTTTCAGAATACCGTTCCGCTGCATCAACGCGTCTTTGATAAACTGATGTAGTATAATAAAGCCATCATTCTGCTTCATTAGAATCTCGTAAACGTACTGTGATTCTAACTCTGCTTGTTTCTCATCTCCTTCTGAAATAGGATCAAAGATAACAATCTCATTGTTCTGAGTAAATGATTCCATAATCTGCGGAAGTATCCACTCAATACAATCCGCTACATCTGTTGATACTACTTTAGACCGGCCTTCCACCTCAGTACCATTAGGGCCACCAAGGTAATAACGCAGAGCATCTTCCAGAGAAGTAATCCCTGAATCGTGATATGAAGAGTAGTCAGCAGAGCTAAGCTCAGAAGCGACTATGCTTAAAATATCCTCTTTACTCAACATATTCGTGCTTGCCCCGTACCATTTGAGTTAAAGCAGGAAGTATAGAAAAATCTCCCGCTGCGTTGGCTACTTGATCCAAACTATTATCACCCAAGTTCATTAAATAATTACCGACTGCTGGAAATAAATCTTTAAGCACTGGAGTTGTATTCATAGCCATTCCTAATCTAAAAGCTAAATCAGAATTAGGAGCAGTAATTTTACCTACATCAGTATTTAAAGGTTTACTCCCTAAATTTGCAATGCTAACAAGATTAGCTGCTTCCGCTTGCTTTGGTGCCATTATAGCAGCTGCGCCGCCAGCACCTATCCCCATATTAGCAATGTTGTACAAATCAAATTTAGGCTCTTTATTCATTTTGACTTTTGCATATCGAATATGAGGTGACTGAAATAATGGCCCCTCTGAATAATCAAATCCTTGTTCTTTAGCAATCTTCTTCAAAGTGTTTCTTACATCAGTTTCATACCACTTTTGAATACCTTCTGAACGCTGAAGATTTTCCAAAGCAAGAGGAGAAGATATGCTATCTATAGGAACTGCTATCGTAGCCAGATCATCCCTAGGGCGATTCAGATAAAAGTCATTCATTTGGCGCTCAAGAGCTTTGCGCATCCAATTGTTTTTTAATGGTGCGTCAGGATAAAAATCTGGTGAATTTACAAGGTTTTTTAGATCTCTTTCTGAGTTGTGGATAAGTGTTTGGCGAAGTAATCCTTCAGGCATTTCTTCTGTGTAATCAATATCGCTTTTAATTTTAAACAATTTCTCTTTATAATTTAAACCAAGGTCATCAAATTCGGCAATATTACCTATTTGCTTTGCTAATTCATTCGGAGTATATGCACTATATTCTTGCTCAAACAGAATTTCAGCAAGCTTACCCATAGCACGTGTATCACCAGGGGAGGCATAATTACCTTGAGCTTTTTGGTGAAGATCAGACTGTATCTCATGTACAATTCGTTGATTATCAGACGGAATATTTGTATATCTTGAATGGTAAAGATATGGCTCTTCTAAATCAGGGAAATGCTCTGATTTAAATGTCGTATCATAAGGAGAACTTATTACTGTCTCTCTATAATTATAAGGATCACTATATTCAGTAATATTTTTAAAGTAATCATCATAACCAATAACATCGAACTGATCTTGCCTATATCCTTCTGATTTTGCTAAATCTGCTTTAGTTACTTGATTGCTTTCTGGAAGATTATCAATAATTTTTGAGAACTTAATCTCATCTTCTTTTACACCTTGCTTTTTCAAGTAATTGGCAATAGACTGCTTATTCATCTTGAAATTATCAGGAAGTCCGGCAATTACTCTTGAGAGCTTAGATGTAATACTCATCAGATTACCATTCTGTTAGTCTGTGAATAATCAATTGTTGCTTTACCGTATCCACCAACTACTGATTGATCCTCGCCTGCGCCAAGCATAAGATACTGTAAAGATTCCGCTACATGCGAGTATCTGCCTTTATCAGGCTTATCCTGCCATCTTTCCTGGCCTGATACAGCTACTCGTTTATACTTGTAGCCACCAGCCATAGCTTTTCTAAGCATAGGTGCGCCAGGAGTTATTACAAACCCTGGATTACCTGAATAGTCCATTCTTGTAAGAGGTGAAACTACTGACTCACGACGAATGATAAAATCATTTGTATGAGCAGGCCAAGCTACAATTCCTGCTGCATCAAGTATGTCAAATGGTGTTTTCTCATCTGTCTGTGATCTAAAGTCACCTGCAGGGTCACCGTATATCTGTAAATCCATTCCCCTGTAATGCTCATTGATATGAGCATTAAGAAGTGATGAGAAACGTACAGCACCCATATCTTCTGTTACAAGCTCATCAAATATTACCCATTGTCCTGTTGCTGTCTTTTGGCCAAAGGTTGCTGCTGGAGTAAGACCAAAATCAAGACCAATATAAATGGGAAGCTTAGGATTAACAGTATACTTTTCATCAGTATGATGAATATCATCGTGATATTCTGGATATACCGGTTTCCCGTCAAGTACGAAACCATAGAGCCCATGAACGTATACATTGATCCACTCCTGGTCTTTACCTGCCATTATATTCTCATAATACAGCGGAGGCAAGTTATTAATGTTTTCCGCTTCTGGGGATGTACCAGAAGGCTGATGAAAAACAGCGTGATTCTCAGGAATATCCTCTTCAAACAGCTTATAGAACCAATGATCTGAGTCAGGAGGGTTCGTGTCCATTATGAGGCCATGCCAAGATGGGCCTCCGTCTCTCATTGAAGGGTATCGACCTAGACGACCGATGAGCATATCAAGAATTGCTTTAGGAATTTCTCTGACCTCATTAAGCCAGCCGCCTGTTACTTCTAATGACAGTAATTTCTTGATATCATCTGGCTTATCAAGAGCACGAAACAGAAATTCTATTTCCGCTATTGTTTCATTATCAGGATGCGGCAGCTTAACAAAGAATTTCATGTCTTTCTTGAGCAATTTACCAAGTTTTTCAGGGAACCAATCAAAAAATGTCTGCATAGTGGTATCATTGAGCTCTCGATAGGTGTTTCGTACTACAACCCAGCGAGTTTTTCTAATGCCTTCATGATTAGGCTTCTGGGAAAAGGACTTGCGCAACATTTCCATCACGCAAGCCACTGATTTTCCGCTTCCGATTGGGCCTATGAGTGCTCTTACAAACTTATCATCCTCATGAAATTTGATCATAGTGGGACTAGGTACATATTTTACAACATGTACATCAGAATCATTGGTGTCAATTCTGTCTATAGCACTCATTATGTCTTATCACACACCAATATGCATAACAAATTTCTTACCAGGAGTAAGATCGTTTTCTGTATCTATTTCAAAGGTACTAGCTACCGTTTTAAGATACTCAAGAGCTACATTGCCACCGTTTTTGCCTTTCATTGCTATAAAAAGGTTATCTACGGCAATTGAAATGCCCTCAGCCCTGCCTTTCCTGTATACTCTTTTAGTGATTTTGAGTTCCGCTTCATTGAGATCATCTAAGTCAATGCAAAGGAAGTCTAATATCTCCTCATAAGTCAGGCCACGTGCTTTTAAGAAGATAGTAGCAAGATCCTCGACAGTGACGATAGATAGCTTATCACTAAATTGCTCCAGCTGTCGTATGTCCATTATCTCTTCACATCCACAATAATTTGTCAATACCCTGGAGTATACTCTATAATTCTAAAAAAGTAAAGAATTATTTTATAAAACAGCCCAGCCCCTATAAAAGCTATCTAAGCCTTAAAACGTCTACGAGAACCCGCCTAATTTTCCCGCTACGAGCCGTTAGCCTCCTCCCCTAGGCTACCCTACCGGCTCCCTCTAGCGCCTCGCTACGGGGCTTCCTTTAGCTTCCGCGAAATTCCGCTGAAATGATAAAGATTCCGCTTGATTGAATAATCAGTGTGTGATCTGTACTGATTGCTTTTAGAAGATAATATTTATAGGTTTTTAGTTTCTGTGGGAGGTTGAAATTTTTTTTGAAAATTTTTTTTGGATTTTTTTTTTATGGGGACGGGAGAGGTTGACACGGCTTAGTCTTGGTCTTGTCTTCGCCCCCTCCCCCTAGGGAAAGACACCGCTATACTTAGAACTATTAGTTATAAGCGATTTTTGCCTTACCTTCCAGGGTGCGATGACTATAAGAAAATGCGATGTTATAACTATTAGCGATAACAGTTTATCTATATAAGGAAGGAATAGCGGAATCCAGGGTGGGATATATAAAACGAAATGTTTATAACTAAACAGTCTATTGGTTCTATTTACTTTAAGCTAGTAATCCGTATAATAAAAGCCTAGTAAGTAATTCTACTTACTAGATTAATTAACTAACTAGATATAAGGAATACTAAACATGAATACTAAAGTTAAAGCTATTAAGAAAGAAGAAAACACTACCGTTTCTATCGACGATAGAATCGAAGCGCTCCGCTCCGAAGGGAAGGATAAAGATAAGATAAGCGCTTACCTTATCATCGAGGATTACGATAAAAAGGATATAGCGGAAGCGCTAAAGCGAGCCGGTCTAGTAGGGAAGCGAGGTTTTAGAGCAGCGTTTCACGATTGGTTAGTAGAATCCGCTCGAACCGAAAAAGAAGTAGCGGACTATATCCTAGGGAAAGGGGAATACGGCGAAACATCGGATAACGTTAAGAAACATTTAACTACTTATCAAAACGAGTGGAAGTTAGCGGAAAGAGTACGTAAGAACTTTTCGTAATAACTAGGGGAGCGTTTAGGCGCTCCCTTCTCTTTTATTTCTGTTATAACTAAAAGGTATATTAAAGATGAATACTATAAACATTAGCACAACTGCGAATTCCTACGGTGACATTTACGCTCTAATCAACGCTTTTCAAGGTTATGAGATTCCGCTCTATCCGATAGACTTATACGAAAATGGATACGCCCTAATGGACAGAGAATTATTAGGTGAAGGAATTATACAAAATGTCGATTTTAAAGGAAAACAGACAATCCTAGTTCCTCACACTAAATTAATATACGGTGATGATTTCGCCTATCTGTACGATAATAAATTAATTGTTATTAACGATACTTATATCAGCTCACTATAAGGAGTGACAAATGAATACGCTAAGTGATGTTAAACCTAACAATCTGTTCCGTACACCCACTAGTTTTAAAGAGATACAAGAGTGGATAGAAAAACACCCTGCTGAGGACAGATTACATCTATACACAGCTGCCATGATGACATACAATCTGTTCGCTTCCGCTCTGTGCGCTGAAAAGGATATGGGTGGAGATAGCGGTGAACACTTAGAATAAGACATATTAAATAAACTGCCCAGCTATACGCTGGGCTTTTTTGTGCCTGCTGTTCACGAAAGCTCACATTGAGTCAAGAATTCCGCTTTGAATTGCCTTGAGTGGCAATACAGGCCCAGCCAGTGAAATACGAACAAATGTCATGCCTTTTGGCTTAAGTGTCTCTCCTCTGTAAATCATCAGCTGATCTACCTGGACATCATCACCCCACAGCCCAATATGTGTAAGTGCATCCATTAGTGGCTTATTGTAATTATCCATATCTCTCCTTCTGTTATCAGGAGGAAACAGCACTGCCTGAAAAAGCAGCCTGTCAGGTATAACCAGGCCTGGCAACTGCTCAATAACAGACTCCGCTGCTTGATCCCTAAACTTGCGCCCTTTATTGCTTATATAAACACCTCTAGCTGTTTTAACATAATAATTATTAACAGAAGGAGGAAAAGGTAGGTAAAATTCTATGTGCATAATACTAATCTCTAAAGTTTTAGGTAAAAACGGTTAAAAAATAACCTATGAAAATCCGCTAAAAAACGCAAGGAAAAAAGTATAGGAAAAAGACTAAGAAAAAGGTAATTAATAAGTATATAAAACTCTATATATATTAATAACTTATATTATATTCTCTTATATTTTCCTTCTTTCCCTTCTTACCGCCCCCGCTCCCTCGGGCGCGCCGGGTCACGATTTCACAAGGTAATTACAAAAAAAAACGACCTAAGTCCTTGAAAAATAAGGATTTTTACCCCTCTTTAATAGCGCCTTTACTTAGCCTTTTTTTCCTTTTTTCGCCTATTTAAAAAGGTAATACCCTACAGTAAAAAAATCCCTTTATTTCAGCGGAATCCCTTACATATGTACTATTTTATGCGTGGGTTAGCTGTCTTTCCCATATAGCGTATCTATAAAATCTGATAACTCTTTTCTGACAAATAGAAATTTAGTCTTTTTATTACTATTAACATTCATTGCTACTTTCTCCTTAATAGATATACAATTATGTCTCTCCCACTCTTTTAATATAGTATCAAACTTAGTGGTGCCATTGACCTGCCTCTTCATAATACTCTTATTGTTTCGTATCGAGCGGAGTAGTATAGACCAAGGAATCATCTTGTGTTTGTAATACTGTTTACACATTCCATCTATAACTACTTTGTCCTTGACTCTCTTATCCAATATGTCGAGTATCCTTCTATAAAGATACAAACTGTTCTCCTCAAATCCATCGTCATCACCTATTACTCCATTCAGTGTCTGATTCATATGATCAAGCTCATACTTAACTAATCCTTTTGCCCACTCCCATTCCTCTTTTCCTATAGTATCTAAGCCATTGAACACACTTGTAATCCCAGCCAAGCGGATAGCTTTTTGAGCGGATCGTGTGGCCATGTGCTGAATGAGTTCGTTTTCTCCTTCGGCTTCTGAGCTTAATATATTACATTCCTCTATATACTTAAAAAGATCTTCATACATTTCATCTTTAAAGCATAAATCTATTGTATCAATCTTGTTTTCCGCTTGATATTTAGAGCATTCTCTCAATAATTCTCTCAATCTTTCTCTAACAGGGCCTGATACATCTGAAATGATCTTCCTATTAGGCTTAACTTGCCGCTTACTAACTCTGAATATTAACTGTCTAGGTAACATACCGCCTTTAAGAGCATTACTTTCGCGGAAAGCTGTGATCATTTCCTCAGGTGATGACTCACTTACTACGCTCATAGCCATACTTCTGAGTCTTGGCATACTATCTTCCTTAGAACTATAGCTCGCCTCCTTTGTGTAACTGTCTCTGCCACTGCTTTGAAAGCTATCCAGGATGAAAGCAGTCATAGCTTCAACACTTCCTGCTTTGACTTTCATCAATAATCCTGCTTCTGAGAACACACATACTCTACTTCTAGCGGAACTGAAACTATTAACTATTGCTTTAGGACTATAAAACTTACTTGGACCAATAAAAGAACTATAATCATTCAATTCATCTCTCATACAGAGATTAATAAAATCATTAATTCTATCTTTACCGCATCCTGTAGAGGCAATAAGCGTAATATACAGATTAAGCCCAGTTCGAGCGGGATCAATTACATTATATCGTCTACCAATGATGCCAGCTACTACACCTAAAGAAGCACTCAATGCTACTTCTGGATACTGATATAATAAATAGTTATAGCAATCTTTGTATAATTGGCCAAATAGACCAGGTGGTAAAGGAATATCCTTATTAGTTATTAACTCAGTATTTATTGGCTTTAATTCAAAATCAGCTTCTTCCATCTGCTGATCACTAATATCAACAGCTCCTTCTACTATTCTATCTATATCATCATATCTCTCTTGCCACCTTTCTTCCCCAGCTATCACACTACCAGACATAATCATCTTGAGGAAAGACTTTATATGTGCACTACTCATTCCATCTTTGACTAACTGATAGCTTATGTCCCTGAGATTATCATGCAATCTTGCTCCTGTTCTGATTTCTTCGTACATGGATTCAAGACTCCTTTCAGAATCTCCTTCCTTATCTCCTTCCGCTTGATCTTTTTTCTTCTTTGTCTTTGTTTCTTGTTCATCTATCTCATCGCCTTCTATGATTTCAAAAAGATTTGCTTCACTATCTAAATATTCATAATACTCAAACTTCTCATCAGCAGGATTTGTTCTTCTTGGGAAATACCAGAGCTGCTTAAAACTCTTCATTTCCTTGTTCTTCCCAATGATGCATCCTTCAGCGGAAAGCTCACCTAATATTTTATCTATGTTTATTTCCAAATCCTTATTATAGTAAGGAACATCAGTCTCAATAAGCACACGAAATTTATTTTTAGATGAGCTATGACTGTGGCTGGTATAAATAATATGCTTATATCCTAACCTCTTTAATCCTTCATGGACTTTTACTGGATCAGGAGCATTGTAACCAGGCTTAGCACCATAGTCTCCATCTATTACAAGTATTCTGCTATTAAGAGTTCTATCTACAATTTTCCTATCATATATCTCACAGCGGATAAAAGCCAATCCTTCTGCTTTTGTTCCCTTCTCACATTTGTTAAAATATTTAGTCAGTTCCTCAATTCCCATAAAGCTCTCAGTCTTAACAGCTCTAGCGGAATATGGTCTGACGCTTACATTAAATAAAGTTATAACACTTTTATCAGGCATATTGGATTCCAAGCGTTTATGTTTTTCTTTACTTTTTATAAAGAATAGCTCTAAAATTATAGCCTCTATATAAGGAGACTCTTTATATTTTTTAGTTATATGAAAGACTTACTATATAACTTTTAGGTCTTATCCTTTTCCCTTATATATAGCTATAATAAGGATTCCTAAAAACTGAAATAAGGAATACTTAGTATGTTTGTTACTTTCGCTTTAGAACCTAGTAATTTTGTTACTCGTAATACTTATATTAAATACACTACAGAAGATAAGAGCTATTACATTTGTGGCGGCCCTTACGAATATTTCTTAATAGAAGCGGATAAATTAAATAACAGTCTTGGTCGAGAATCTTCTTTCTATATGACTCAGGCTATTAAAATTTGTAGCTATCTTAATAAACATTTTATTGATAAATTGCTCGATTATAGCGACAATTTAATTATTACAGATTATGTCCAAGAAGCAAAGAAGAAAAGCATCACCGTTTAAGAAAACGTGTGATATATGTAATTGGGTTGGAAGTGAAACATACTTCCTTCCCGATTCTTCAATTTGTAAATATTGTGAGAGGAAAGAAGATGAACATATCAGAATACTTAGAAATTCAGAAGCAGTTGAAAGAGCTAAAGAAGAAAGAGATGGAGATGAGGATAGAAATAGTCAGCCACTATTTCCCTGATAGTCCTATCGGAACAAGCAAAGCGGAAGATGATTCTTTTGAGATCAAAGCAAAATTTGGTCTTAACTACAGAGTAGATAAAAACGCATTCGAAGCAATGGCTGCTCTATTATCCGCTGATGAATTGGATTGTGTTCGTTGGAAACCTGAACTTGATCTTAAAAAATATAAGTCTCTTGATGATTCAGAAAGACAGAATCTTGATGAGTGTATTATTGTTACTCCTTCTGCACCAACCGTTGAAATCAAAGAAATCTAACAAGGAAACAGAACTATGAATACTTTAGATAAAGCCAAGATATTTGATATTGTTGATATATACGGAGTAAACTCAGTACAAGAATTAATTGATCAATTTGGAGATGATTCTATTTCTCCAGGAATATGTTATAATGAAGACTGTGACTATACAACTGAAGTAGAACCTGATTGCTCTGATGGTTACTGTGAAGATTGTGGAACCAATACAGTCAAATCATTCCACGTAATACTTGGAGTAATCTAATGGCAATCGAAATCCAGAGAACTTCTGAGATCAATATAGATGGAGTAAAATGTGTAGTGTATGGAGGCCCAGGCACTGGTAAAACTAGACTGTGTGCTAGTGCTCCTTCACCATTAATTATTTCAGCGGAATCAGGCCTATTGTCTTTAGCGGAAGTTGATGTACCTTTCATTGAGATAACCTCTCTGCGACAATGGGATGAAGTGTATAAATTCGTAAAGAGTTCCGCTGAAGCCAAACAATATGAAACAATCTGCCTGGATTCACTATCAGAAATAGCAGAAGTGCTTATCACTGAATTGAAACCACAATTCAAAGATGCTCGCCAGGCTTATGCAGCATTAGCGGATGCTATGATGCCAATGCTTCGTAAGTTTCGCGATCTGAAAGGTAAGCATACTGTTTTTACCAGTAAGATGGTATTAATCCAGGATGAAGAAAGCGGAACTGTAAGTAATGAGCTTTTCCTACCTGGGAAAGTATTACCTACTCAAGTTCCATATATGGTTGATGAGTTGTTCTATCTTAAAACAGATAGAAATAATACATCAATCCT